TTAGTGTGGACTTGAACTTCGCTACTATCACTACTGAAAGGGCAGCAGCTGGTCTGACTGCACTTACAAGTGCTGATATTCTTGAAGTAATCAGGGTTCCTGCAAACACATACGTCACTAGCGTGGCTCTGAATGTGACAACTGCCGAAGGCGGAACATTGACTGTTGATGTTGGCGATGGCGATAACCCAGATGGATATCTTGACGGTGTTAACGCTAATGCTACAGCAGCATATCTAACCGTTGCAGGTACAGACGCTTATGAGTCTGGTAAGTTTTACACAGCAGCCGATACGATTGACATTGTTCTTAACAATGCTGCAGACGCAGCGGTTATGACTTTGACAGCCGTAATGGTTGACTGCTCAGAGTAATCTAAATTAGTCGGGGGGCTTCGGCCCCCCTACTTACAAAGGAGATATTATGGGTGCAGGAACAAAACATTATTTTAAGACAGGTAAAGAGTATAAAGGTGCAGTGCACAAGATGAAGGATGGTAAAATCCATACTGGTAAGACACACACTGCTAACTCTAAAGTCGTAGTACATTTTAAAGATTTATCCGACAGAGCAAAAAAGATAGCGAGATCATAATGGCTAAAATCGACAAATCTAAAATGGCGTGTAACAAACCAAGGCGTCAAGTTTCTGGCGGTAAGAAGTTTGTTGTAAAAGCGTGTCAAAATGGTAAAGAAAAAATTATTAGGTTTGGCGATGCGAATATGAAGATCAAAAAGAATCAACCGGGCAGGCGCAAGAATTTTCGTGCAAGGCATGGGTGTGATACACGACCACCCTCCAAAATGACTGCTCGTTATTGGTCGTGTAAGAAGTGGTAATATTATGGCAGCACCAAAAGTAAAATCTAAGAAAGACGCTTGCTACTATAAAGTAAAAGCTCGCTACAAAGTTTGGCCATCAGCATATGCTTCAGGAGCTTTGGCTAAATGTAGAAAAGTTGGTGCTAAAAACTGGGGCAACAGTAAAAAGAAGAAGTGATATGGCAGTAAGAAAAACAGAAGCTGGCGCTAACTTACAAAGATGGTTTAAGGAAAAATGGGTAGATGTAAGAACAGGCAAGCCGTGCGGAAGACAAAAGGGAGAAAGTCGTGCTTACCCTTATTGCCGCCCGTCTAAGCGAGTATCATCCAAAACCCCCAAAACGGCCAAAGAACTCACGGCTTCTGAAAAACGCAGTCGCTTGGCTCAGAAGAAAAGTTCGAAGAAAGTTGAAAGAGTTACAAGAAAAACGTAATATAAAAAATGAAAGGCGGTAAAAAATGGCAAGATGGTTAAGAAACATTAGGGATGGTGAGATTTATGAGTGGGACGCAATCCTAGCTGACAATCCACTGACCGAAGAAGTTACTGAAGAAGAGGCATTTCCTGAAAAGCATATGCCTAAAAAACAACGTGGTCGTCCAGCAAAGGTAGATTTAAAAACAGAAGATATCCCTGATCCAAAAGGTGAAACTCCACCTGAGTTAGCTGAAGAAGCTAGTAAAGGTTTAGAGCGAGCTAGAAACGATAAAGGACATTACATTTCTGACGATCCAAACACACCAGAAAATGAAGCATGGGTTGAAAAGAAGTGATATTAAATGATGTAATAACAGAGGCAAGACGAATACTGCAGGATACTGTATCACCGCAGAGATATAGTGATACTGTGTTGTTAGGTTTTGCAAATCAAGCGCTAAAACGTATTGCTGTTTTGCGGCCTGATCTGTTTGCTATCATTGCAGATATTCCTACCACACAAGATGCTGTGGTACAGTCGATGCCTGCTGATTCAATTCGTTTATTAGAAATTTATTCTGTAAAGGGTGGTAATGGAGTTATTGAAACTAACAGAGAAATACTAGATCAATCACTACCAACTTGGATGAATACTACCGCTGGCCCTGCTATTAACTTTATGCGTCATGTTAGAAACGCAAACAAATTTTTTATCTATCCAAAAGCTCCTGCTAACCAAACACTAGTGGGTGAGTATGCACAGACTCCTCCGATATATGATGGTACAACTACAGTTGCTTTACTACCAGATGCTTATTTTCCTGTTGTTATAGATGCTACTGTGTTTATAGCTGAGTCTGTGGATAATGAACACGTTAATTCAAATAGAGCACAATTGTTCCAAACCTCGTTTACCCAAGCTCTAGGGGTGGCTGCACAAAGCAGAGCTATCACTGATACAGAGCGAGGCGGACTAGATGAGGAGGATGTTGCTTAATGGCTATATATACAGATAGATCATTCTCAGATGTTGTTAATAGACTCTCCCCTAGTGTGCCCGGATGTCCAACTCCTGTTATAGAACAGTATGTTCGTGATGCTGCTATAGAAGCATGTGAACGAACATTAGCTTGGCGTTACGAGCAGCCTGCTATTAGGTTGGTAACTGGGGCTTATGATTATGAGTTTGACACTCCTGATGATGCTGAGGTTCATGCGTTTATAACTGCTACTGTTAATGATAAAACTCTTACCCCTGTTACTTTAGAACAGCTGTATGACTTGTATCCGAAGTGGCCACATCAAGCAGCTAATGAATATGCTGAACCACGGTATATTACTCAGTTAGACCCAGATAATTTTTCTGTAGCACCATTACCTGATGCTTCTAAGAATTATGATGTGCGTATGATTGTGTGTCTTAAACCATTAAGAACAGCAACAAAAATGAACAAAACGTTTTTAGACGAATTAGAAAATGTAATAATGCACGGAGCGTTGCAGCATTTACTAGTGTTGCCTGATAGAACATTTAGTGATAGAGAGCTGGCTTCTTACCATGCAAAACAATTTGCGTATAAATTATCTGAGCGTAGAGCTAGAACTAATTTAGGCGTAGGAAAAGCATCTATGCGGGTGCAAGCACAAAAGTTCGCGTGAGGTAAATTATGGCTGAAACAATAAAAGTAGTACAAGGAGATGAATTACCACAAATCGTTCTAACTCTTACGGATGATACGGCTAACTCAGCTTTAGATTTATCACTATCTTCGACTTCTGTTTATATAAAATTTAGGAAAAAAGGTACAACAACTACTCTATCTACAATTAGCACTACAAAATCTACAAATGGTGCGGATGGTAAGATTACGTTTAATTTTGCAGGTGGTGTGCTTGACGTTGATCCCGGTGAATACGAAGGTGAAATTGTAATTAATTACAATGGTACGCTTCAAACTGTTTATGACTTATTAAAATTTAGAGTGCGAGCTAGCACTGTTACTTCTACTAGCACCACTTACACTGTAACAGTTGCTAGTGGTACTTTGTATGGAGGTGGGTCAGGTAATGTGTTTTATCTAAATGGTGCTGGCAACCCATCGTTAACTTTTACTAGAGGTAATACTTATGTATTTATTCAGAGTGACTCTAGTAATGCTGGTCATCAACTTGCTTTTAAAGATTCAGGCGGTAGTGCTTACACAACTGGTGTCACTACAGTTGGTACTCCGGGTCAGGCTGGTGCTAGTACAACGATTGTCGTGCCTTTAGCTGGAGCTTTACCTACCCAATACTATTGTACTTCTCATGGTAACGGTATGGGTAATGTAATATCTTAATGGCTAATAGTAGTATATCTATATCATCTATTGTTGTTTCTTCAGTTATAAGCGTATCTATTGCTGTTTCTTCTGCATCAGCTACGACTACATACCCAGATGTTTCTGCAGGCGTATCAGCTAGTGGACAAACTATAAATGCTAGTTATTTTATAGTACCGGGGATTAATTTAGAAGAACAACTAGTTTCAGCTTCTGACGGTTCTGATGAAGTTCAACTTGAAGCAAACCTGCAAAAAAATGTTGTAGGTTTTAAAACAGACGAGGCATTACCTTCCGATTCAGACCCAATATTTAATGCTCAGTTAGTTAAAGCAGACTCAGTTACTATGGTTGAGTCTCGTGTAAAAGTATTTACAGATTTTATAGATTTTGACCCTTCAGATGATGACGTAGACGCAACACCAGTTACAATAACTGATGCTCCAGCTTTTGATTTATCCAAATCATTTACAGGTGCAGATGATGTAACACCTTCTGAGTCTATTGCAAAAGCACCTAACAAACCGGGGATTACAGCTTCGGTATCTACGTCAGAAGCAATCAATCAGTTTAGGCCCCATAAAAACGTTACAGATACAGCAACAACTTCTGAGGCGATTGATCGCTTTGATGTGACAACAGAGCTGACCGATACAGTGTCAGTTACAGAAGCTACGGCTAAAAGTTTTACAGTTGCTGATCCAGATGATTCAGTTACAGCTGTACAGTCTAATGTAAAAGCATTTACTTCTAATATAGATTTTGATTTGTCAGATGCTGATGTAGACCCTGATCCGGTTACAGCTTCAGAACAGATAAACACTTTTGGTGTTACAAAAGGTTTGACCGATACTGCTAGTGTTACAGAGGTTACAGCTAAAACTGTTGGTAACAATAGTCTTGATGATACTGCGTCACCAACAGAAGCAGCAGTTTTTAATACAACAAAACCTGCTATAGCAGACACTCTTACTGCAGTAGAAGGTATAAAGTTAGAACCTACTGTAAAACTATCATCAGCTTCTTCTGGCGCACAGACATTTGTTATTACAGTTGTTAGCTCTGGTGGGAATAAATTTGCAGTCGATGGTGCTACTAATCCAGCCTTAGAATTATTTAGCGGTGTTACTTATACTTTTGATGTTAGTGATAGTAGCAACTCTGGACATCCGTTACGTTTTAAAGATGGTTCTACTTCTTACTCTGACGGAGTTACAGTAAGTGGTACAGCAGGGCAATCAGGTGCAACTGTAACGTTTGCAGTGCCTAATGATGCACCTACGTCAACTTTACTTTATTACTGTACAGTTCACGGCAATGCTATGGGTAACAGTATTTCTGTGCCTAACAGCTTAACCGCAAACCAAGTTCTTGCTGTAGAAGCTGCTGTATTTAATATACAACAAGCTTTTTCGCATACTGCGTCAGTTACAGAAAGTATAAATACTAGTTTGATACTTGGTGAATCAACATTTATGTATCCTGAACAAGTATTTATGCTTGCTGTTGATTCAAACCCTACAAGCATCCGTGGTTATCATAGAGGTTTAAATGAGGCTATAGGGAATGCTTTTGTACAAGATGGGTTTAGATTTAGAAGAACAGATTTTACAGCTATTTTGGGTCAAGATGACAGCTTACTTAACTTGACACCTATACATGATAGTGCTTCAGACACTATTGCAATAGCTACACATACTGGAGTGATTGGTTCTGCAGGGTTAATTAACCAACCTCGTGTAAATGGACAGACTATAACCTACGGAACTGGAGAGGAACTTATTGTAGAGAAAGCTGGACTATTAGTTAATTTCATATATACTGATACAGACGATACTGAACTAGGTGGTCATTTCTTAAATGAGACACCGCTTTGTGCAGGGTCATATGTTTAAAAAAAGGAGATGGGTATGATAAATGATACTATCAAAGTAACAGGTGAATTAAAAATTACCGTTACAAAACCTGACGGCAACGTACATGAAACGGTTGTACCTAACATCGTTGTTACTGATGGTAAAGAATATATTGCGTCACGAATGAAAGACGCATCAGCTACAGCTATGAGTCATATGGCTATCGGTACTGGCAGCACTGCTGCAGCCGCTGGTGATGCAGCTCTAGGTACTGAAGCTGGTCGAGTTGCACTTACGTCAACTACTGTAACAAGTAACGCTGTTGCTTATGTTGCAACGTTCCCTGCTGGTACAGGTACAGGTGCAATTACAGAGGCCGGAATATTTAACGCATCTTCAAGTGGTACACTTCTGTGTAGAACTGTTTTCTCAGTAATTAACAAAGGGGCTGCAGATACATTAGGTATTACTTGGACTGTTACTGTAAACTAAGGAGTAAGCTATGAGTGTAAAATTCTCAAACAATGGACACTCCACATTAGCTGCTAGTTTAGCTTCTAATGGTACAAGCATAACTGTTGCAAGTGGACATGGCGCTCGTTTTCCATCCCTTTCGAGTGGTGAGTATTTTTATGCTACACTAATTGATGCTTCAAATAATCTTGAGATTGTCAAAGTAACAGGTAGATCATCTGATGTTCTTACAGCAACTCGTGCTCAAGAAAGCACAACTGCAAGAGCGTATGCTATTGGAGATCGAATAGAACTCCGTGTAACTGCACAAGGTCTTACTGATGCTACTACGATTGCAAACGATAGTATTACAACCGCATTGATAGCGGACAATGCTGTTACTGCTGCTAAACTTAATATTTCTGGTAATGGTACTGCGGGTGAGGCAGTTTTATCAGATGGTGATGGATCGTTTTCCTATGGTACTGCAGGCGGTATTAGACAAATTAAACAACAAACAGCAAACGGTGAGTATACTACATCATCAACAAGTTTTCAGGACACAGGTCTAATTTCATTATCTTTTGATAATAATATTCTTTCAGGTAGTAAAGTTCTTGCTCAGGTCGAATGTTTTATATCTGAAGTACAAGCTGGCGGCTGGGCACAGCAGCATGCAATTTCCATTTTTAATGATAGTACAAACCTTGGTAATGATGGTTTTAGCGGAGTTCGTACTATTCACGCAGCAGTCATGGGAAATAGTGGTAGTAACCAATATCAGAATATGATGGTCTACGGTTCAATTTTACATACACCAGCAGATACACACCCTACATATACAGTTAGACTAAAAACCAGAGGGTGGAATGTTACAATGGGAAGCTTGGCTAACACTAGTTCAGTTTATAACACTGGTGGAACACGACTAACAATATATGAGGTGACAGTATGAGTATTAAAAGAGATGCTATTGCAGCTGCTTATCCTGATGCTGTTTCTATTCTTGTTCAAGAAGATGGTACTGCACAAGCGTGGGATGCAGATGGTAATGAAATTACTTTAAGCGAATCTAAAATAGATGGAAAAATGGATGAGGCTAAATCTGCAGTTGATTTAGCAAGACTTAGAACAGAAAGAAACATAAAGCTGCAAGAAACAGATTATCTAGCATTATCTGATAATACAATATCAGATGATTGGAAGACATACAGGCAATCACTAAGAGATATTACAAAAACTTATTCATCAGTAGATGATGAAGGGTTCTCATGGCCAACGAAACCGGAGTGATGATATGGGAGTTAAAGTAACAAACAACGCATTCGGAACTATATCAGCTGGTATTAACTCTTCTGCCACTACTATTGTCCTTGATTCAGGACAGGGCGCACGTTTTCCTACATTAGGTTCTGGTGATTATTTTTTTGCTACTCTTATTGATACTTCTAACAATCTTGAAATCGTAAAAGTTACTGCACGTTCTACAGATTCTATGACTGTAACTCGTGCTCAAGATAACACTACAGCTCGTGCTTTTTCTATTGGTGATAGGTTTGAACTTAGACCTACTGCTGCATTATTTGAAGCTATAAAAGATGAGGGTGTAGATTCTATAACTAATGATGGGTATGTTGTACATAAAGGTGCTTCTAGTAATCCATCAAACCCTTCCGCTGGACAAGTTTATTACAACACCACTGAAAAAATTGTAAAACATTGGAATGGAAATCAATGGATTTCAATGTCAAATACTTTTGTTGCTTCAGGTGGTACTGAAACTACGGCTACTGTAAGTGGCCAGACTATGCGGATTCATACGTTTACTTCGTCAGGTACATTTACTGTTTCTTCCGGTAGTAAAGCTATTGAGTATTTAATTATTGCTGGCGGCGGAGGCGGAGGCGGTCACTCAGGTAACGGATATTATAATGACGGCGGTGGCGGCGGCGGAGCTGGTGGCTATCGTTCTTCTGTATCCGGTGAGTCATCCGGTGGTGGAGGTTCATCCGAATCTGCATTTACAGCGACAGCTGGTAGTTACACAGTAACTGTTGGTGCAGGCGGAGCATCTAATTCTAGTGGAACAAGAGGATCACAAGGTAGTGCCTCTAGTATTTTTGGTGTTCAATCTACAGGCGGCGGTGGCGGAGCTACTGTTGCTTGGAGTCCACCACAGCAGATAGCTGGTGGCGCTGGTGGTTCAGGCGGCGGTGGCGGAAGCGGTTATTCTGGCGGTGCAAGCGGCGGCGCTGGTACATCCGGTCAAGGTTACGCAGGTGGTGCTGTTTCTAGTAGCCCACAAAAACAAACTGCAGGTGGCGGCGGTGGCGCTGGTGCACTAGGTAATGCTGCTGGTACTTCATCAGGTTCAGGCGGTGCGGGCGTTTCTTCATCTATAACAGGTTCTGCTGTAACAAGAGCAGGAGGCGGCGGTGGCGGCGGTGTAAACCAATCTGGCTATAGTACTTACGGTGCAGCTGGCGGTTCAGGTGGCGGCGGAGGCGGCGGTAACAACAATGTCGGTGGATCGACAGGTGGAGCTACCAACGGTTCAGCTAACACAGGAGGCGGCGGCGGAGGCGCTGGTGGTTATACTTCAACATCAGCTTATAATGGTGCAGCAGGTGGCTCTGGTGTCGTAATTATAAGGTATGTGGAGGACTAATATGGCGCATTATGCAAAAGTAAATGATGGTATTGTTGAACAAGTAATCGTAGCTGAAGCAGATTTTTTTAAAACATTTGTTGATGACAGCCCCGGAGAATGGATTCAAACATCATATAACACAAGAGGTGGAAAGCATATATTAGATGGCACACCACTAAGATACAATTTCGCTGGTGTAGGTTATCATTATGATAGTAAGGCTGATGCTTTTTATGAACCAAAACCTTTTAAAGCTTGGGTGTTAGACACAGAATCATATACATGGAAACCACCTACAGATATGCCAGACGATGGTAAAGCCTATCGTTGGGATGATGATTCAGATAGCTGGAAAGAAGTAGATGACCAACCAGAAGGAGATTAAACGTACACCTCTTGTTATGATGCCAGATGGCAGATTTTTACGAGGTGATGAATATGTAAGTGAAGGAGTGGTTGTTGAAGAACCACCTCTTTATGAAAAGCCGCCAGTCGTAGAAGACCAAACAGCAGCGGTATTGGGGCAAGATGAGTAAGAAACGTATGACAACAGCAGAGATTAATACCGAGCTACTACAGCATGAGGCTGTGTGTGCTGAACGGTATGAAATGATTCTGTTTAGAATTAACAGATTAGAGCGTGTGTTACTAGGATCAGCAGGTGCTATCATAGTAATTCTACTTTCTATAATTGTAACACTAACAACGTAAGGGGGTGATCAAATGCCGGGCTATAAGATGAAAGATAAAAAGAAGATGAAGATGGGCACACAGATGTATGGCTATGGTGGTGAAGTAAAGAAGAAAAATAAAGTCATGTACAAGGATGGTAAAGAAGTACCAGAACTTACTAAAGCTCAAATGTCGTTACCAGAGAATCTAAGGGATCAGATTATCCGATCAAAGAAAAAGAATATGGATAAGAAGAAAGGTTAGGTATGTCCTGTGTTAGAGTATGTAGCAGCAGCAAATGCGGCCTATGCCGTTATCCGCAAGGCAGTTGAAAATGGCCGTGAGCTAACTTCTGTTGGTAAACAGATTGCGGCTTTTACACATGCTACAGATGATCTAGCCAAACATGCAAATAAGAAAAAGAACAGTATATGGTCAAACTTTACTGGAAAGGATGAGAGCGATTTAGAAGAGTTTATGGCTCTCGAAGAAATAAAACAAAAAGAAAATGAACTAAAACAAATGATGATATATCTAGGCAGACCCGGTTTACATAGTGATTATGTAAGGTTTTGCGTAGAAGCTAGGAAGAAAAGGCAAGAAGCAGCAAAAGAAAAAGAACGCCAATGGGCTTCGTTTGTAGAAAGTTTTCAAACATGGTTTTTGATAATACTACTTGTATTGTTGGGGCTAGGAATTTTAGTAGGTGGCGTTTGGATTCTCAGATATAAAGGGATTATCTAATGCCAAAGAAACTACAAACTAAATCCAAATATGCTGAGTATGATACTGATGGTGACGGCATCGTTTCAGACGAAGAACTCAGTCATGTTAAAGAAATCAAACAAACAGAAGATGCTTCTCGAAAGAACCTAGCTCAACTTAGGATGGCTAGGTTTTCTTTAATTGCAATGGGTGCGTTTACCCTTGCTATGTTTTTTATCCCATTAGAAAGAGTGACTGCATTATCCGATATAAGCAACCTGTTTTACCTTACAGGTGGGGGTATTGTTGCAGCTTATATGGGTACAACTGCATGGGTGCAAAAGAAATAAAATATGGTATAAACAGATGTTATGGCTACAAAACTAAATGAAAATACTGAGGTTGCACTACCACTTAGAAATATTGTCACTATGGTGGCAGCAGCTTCTGTTGCGACATGGGCGTACTTTGGGATTATAGAACGGCTAAATCAAATGGAAACAAGTATTACCATGATGGAAGCCGATCAAGCGCAAAACACAGAGTTCCGAATCAAATGGCCTAGAGGTGAAATGGGTAGTCTACCTGCAGACTCTGAGCAGTTTATGCTAATAGAGCATTTAGCAAAAGAGCTAGAAAAACTTCAAACTCAAATTGAAAGCGGTCAAGCACCGTATGACCAGCAACAAAAATTGACTTTGGAGTTTTATGAAAAACGTATAACAACTATAGAAGAAAACATAGAAAAGATGAGGAATGGAAATAAACCATGATAGAACTTGTTTTTGTGTTACTTCTATATAGCAACGGGGAAGCTATAGAATACACACCCTATGATAGATTATCAGAGTGTTTGTCTACAAAAAGGACAATCAAACGTAACGTTAACGGCGGTGTAAACTTTGATAACCAGTGGAAATGCAAAGAATTAAAAGTAAAGCTGGAAAAAAATTCAGATGGGAGTTATGATATAGTAGAACTTATTGAGGAGTAATTATGCTACAAACACTAATAGGGCCAGTAACTGGCTTACTTGACAAGTTCATAGAGGACAAAGATCAAAAAGCTAAGTTGGCACACGATTTAGCTACGATGGCTGATAAACATGCCCAGCAGATAGCGCTCGCCCAGATTGAAGTAAATAAGGCTGAAGCAGCATCTGGTTCACTATTCAAAGGCGGTTGGCGTCCAGCGGTTGGCTGGGTCTGTGCGATTGCTTTTGCATACCACTTTATAATCAAAGACCTAATTATATTTGGTGCATCTTTTGCTGGTGCAGAACTACCTGAGTTACCTGAATTTGACATGGGTACACTTCTAACTGTTTTGGGCGGCATGCTCGGAATCGGAGGACTCAGAACATATGAAAAGCAAAAGGGAATTACTAAATGAGAGAAAACTTTGATAAATCACTACAGCTTCTGTTAAAGCACGAAGGCGGATTCGTAAATCACGAACGCGATCCGGGGGGCATGACAAACCTCGGAGTTACTAAAAAAGTTTATGAAGAATGGCTAGGGTACGAAGTTGATAAACAAGATATGATGAAGCTTACACCAGAAGATGTTGCTCCAATATATCTCAATAACTACTGGATAAAAGCAGGCTGTGATGAACTGCCTTCCGGTTTGGACTACGTTACGTTCGATTGGGCTGTCAATTCTGGAGTAAGCAGAAGTTCTAAGGGTGTACAAAAATGTTGTGGCGCTAGCCCGGACGGCGTAATAGGGCCAAAGACACTAGAACTTGTTGCAGGACAAGATACAAAATATATGATAGAAAAATTTAAAGAAGTAAGGCAAAGTTTTTATGAGGGTCTAAGCCACTTTGATGCGTTTGGCAGGGGTTGGACTAGGCGAAACGATGAGGCAACAGAAGTTGCGCTAGGAATGGTTGAGGACTAATGGGGTCAGTAAAGCTAACAAAGTTTCTAGGGGAAGCTCCGAAAATATCTTCGGAGCTACTTCCTGACGGAGCTGCTCAAAATGCTTTCAATGTTAAGTTGTATTCTGGTGATCTTATACCTTATAGGACTCCAAAGCTTGTTGAGAATGTCGGGCGAACGGGTACAATTCAGACACTATATAAACTTACTAATCCTGCTAACGGTAACAATGTTTTTCTTACTTACTTAAATGACGTAGATATTGCTACTGCGTCTGCCCCTTGGACTACTACTTCTAATACAGAAGATACTGAACAACGATTTTATTACACAGGTGATGGTACACCCAAAGTATCCAACTACGATCTATCTACTAACGGAAGTGCTCCATATCCTGTAACCAATGGTTACTATGATCTTGGTTTGCCACTACCCGAAACAACCCCAACAGCCACTGCTGTAACATTTAGTGTTGTAAGTTCGACACACTATGAAAGAGATAGTGGTAATACTGCAACATTTTATGGCTCATCAAACCACAATTTACGCTCAGGTAATGTTGTGTCAGTTAGAGATTTTGGTACATCAGACGAGGCCAAAAGTTTTAATGCTACAAACGTAGAAGTTACAGTTATAAACTCTACTACTTTTACATACTTTAGTCCCGGTGATCAGGTATCTAAGACATCAAATACTTCTGGTCGTTCTGAGCTTGCAGGTAACACACAAATTAGGACATATGTTTATACATGGGTTACACCTTGGGACGAAGAAGCTATACCATCTTTGCCTTCAAACGAAGTGTATATTAAGGAGGGTCAATCTGTAAATGTAACTAACTTGCCTACTGCAAAACCTTCTGTACCTGCACAAAACTTTATACGAGGTATACGACTATATAGAACTGTTGTTTCTTCAGCAGCAACAGAATATTTTTTATTGGCTACCCTGTGGTTTCCAACAGCTACCACTAAAGTAAAACGAGAAGGTACTACAGTTACTTTAACTTTAGCAGAACCACATAATTTTATTGTGGATGATAGATTTAAACTGTCTGGTATGACTACCGATAGCGGCAGTATGAATGGTGAGTTTTCTGTAACATCTATTGTTGATAAATATACATTCACATTTACTGACAGCGGTAATGCTATTGGTGAAACTGCAGATACCAACGGCACTGTGTTCCATGATGTTTCTGAAAATTTAGATTTATCCCCTAGATATTGGGGTGATACTCCATATACTTTTACTTTTTTAGATGATTTTCTTGTATCAGGTTTATCTAGGATATTAGACTCTGAAGATAACGACCCACCCCCTACAGGTATGAAAGGTATTCGTGCAGCGCACAACAACATCCTCGTTGGATTTTTTGATAACCAGTTATGTTTTTCTTTTCCTGATAAACCACATGCTTGGCCAGAACGTTTTAGGTTAACGTTTGATTCTGACATTGTATCAATAGAACCAATACAAGGTTTTATTCTTGTTCTTACAAAAGAGTATCCGTATCAAGTATCAGGTAATGACCCTGCTACTATGGTGTCTGCCCGTATTGATACACTATACCCATGCCTTTCTAAAAAATCTGTTGTTAATATGGGTTATGGTGTTATGTGGGCTACTCATGGTGGTCTTGCTACTTACTCTCCATCTGCTGGTATAGACCTTGTAACTAAACTTATTCACGATTGGGATACTTGGAATGAAGCTCTCAACCCTGCTACTCTCATTGGCCATTATTACAACGGTAAGTATTTTGGCTCTCATTCTAGTAAATCATTTATCTATGAACGGGATGATAAAGTAGGCGGATTTTTTGTAAGTATTCAATATACGTTTACTGCTGCCTGTACTGACTATGAAACAGGGACTATGTATTACATTGGTGATACTTTAGGTAATTTGTATGAGTGGGATAATAAACAACAAGTTCTTTCTCCGTTAGAATGGAAATCAAAAACTATTGTTACTAAAGATTTTATGAATCTTGGTGCTGCTAGAGTCATTGCAGATTTTGAGACACCCGGATCAGAAACTGAAAACATAATAGCTTTTAATAATGCTATCCCTGCTTTTAATAATGGTATATGGGCTAAAAGTATTCAATTAGGTACAATTAACGGGCCTACAGACTATACAGACGCTGGAACTAGGGTGTCAAATATAGGTACTCTAAACTCTTTTCCTATAAACGCAGATGGGCAAACACGATTTCAAAGAGACATCTCAGGTGTGTTACCAGTTACCTTTAAATTGTTTGTCGATAAACAGTTGATATTTCAAGGAACAGTAAGTTCTGACGAAGTATTTAGATTGCCAACTGGGTATAGAAGTGATACATTTGAAATTGGGGTGTCAGGTTCGTCAAGAATACGGGCGATACATATAGGCGAGACCCCATATGGATTGAGGACAGCATGAGCATAGCTAACAGGTTTACAAGTGTACCAGCAGTACCACAAGGAGGTTTTACAGATTACCAAACTGTACTTATTGGTGCAGTTAAGGAAAATGTAGAATTACTAACTGGACTTCGTGGTGAAGTTGACACTGTAAGTAAAGCTGTAACTCAAGGTCAAATAACAGTAAACGAAATGGGTCAGCAAAAGTTACAACAGACATCTGCAAAAGGTAATGGCTCTGTTATTACTATAAGTGGTACAGACTACGAACTAGCTAATTTGGATGATTTTCGTAAACTTATTCTTGACGTACAAACGTTAGCTGGAGATGTAGCTCAAATGCGAGCTACACTTAACTTTTTACTAAGACAACTGAAAGGACGGTAAACATGGTAATGAAACCTACAGCTGATCCTATGATGCAAGCTCAAGCTCCTGAACTGGTAAGTCCGGCTGTGCCTGACTCTGTGTCATTGGATTTACCACCAGCAATTGAAACACTAATAACAATGCCTGCACCTCCCGTTACACAAGCGGCTTTAGGTGAAATACCTACAGGTGTTCAACCAACTAACCCGCAGTATCCGGCTTTGGATTTTAGAATGCAGCCTATGGTAATGCAAGAAGGTGGTATGGTTCCAACTCCACCAGCAGGATTGCAACCACAAATGCCACAAGGGCCTATGAATCCAGCTATGATGGACGGGCAAATTAATCAAACAATGTCACAAAATCCAGAAATGGTAGCTAGAATAAGAGCAGCTATTGAGGCAGGTATTCAATCAGGTGAGCTTGATATTAATGAACTTAACATGATTATACAGCTTGCTAAAACAGTACAGCAAAACCCAAGTATGTACCCTCAGATTAGACAGATGGCTATTCAACGAGGGTTGATTCCAGCAGAAGAGATTCCTGAACAGTACGATGAAGGATTGATTACTGCTATTATTATGGCATCAAAAGCTATGGAAGCTGATGTACAAATTGAAAGCGCAGACGGAATGCAACCACAGCCAACACAAATGATGAATGATGGCGGTGTGCTTATTGGGCCATCACATGCACAAGGCGGGATACCAGTAAAAGTAGCTGGTGTTAATAATGCTGAGATGGAAGGCGGAGAGTATGTCATCCCTAAAAATGTTGTGAGAGCAAAAGGTACAGAGTTTTTTGATAAGATGCTCAAACAATATGAAGAAGGCGGTGAGGTTTAATGACGTTACAAGTAGTGCAACAAGAACAGGAACAGAAACAATACAACGCTCAACTACTGTCTACTAAAGAGTTGTACGATAAATACTGGGGAGCATGTATCCCATTATTCCAAGAATGTATTGATAGAGCCATGCACGGTGAAATGACTGTAGATGATATATATGATCGAGGTCTTAAAGGTCAGATATATGTTATTGCAGTTAAAAACGATGATGGTGAAGTACCAGATGTAAAGTTAGTGTTAGCACTAGAACTTGTTTACTATCCTCAATTTACTGCTATGAATGTACTAGCTTTAGGCGGAAAAGATTTACGCCATAATATGAAAAGATTTTGGAAGCAAGTCTGTGGTTGGGCACAGATTTGTGGAGTTACTAAAATAGAATGCTTAGTCGCACCAGCTATGGAAAAGATTTTGCAAGCACAGGGCTTTGAACGAAAGTATTCACTACTAAGACAGGATTTAACGAAGGAGGTCTAAATGCAAACTATAATTAATCCTTTAGTAGTTTCGGTAGGCCCTACTAACGAGGCTACTATTACTCCCGTTCCTATGACACATCATGGTGGCGGGGCAAAAAAAGTTCTTGCGGTTGTTGCAGCCGTAGCTATTCCTATTGCTGCTCCTATAATTGCAAGTTCAATCGCAGCTTCAGGTGTACTAGGCGCTGCGGTCTCAGGAGCAATGGCAACAACGGCAGGTGCTGTTGTCAGTTCAGCGATTGTCGGTGCAGGACTTGGTGCTGTTACAGCTAAAGTTACAGGCGGTAATGTAAAAGCAGGTGCTATCTCAGGACTTATCGGAGGTGGTATCGGTGGTTACACAGCGGCTGCTAAACCGGGAATGTTTGGTAATCCAGCGGCGTCAACAACAACAACGACTGCTTCTAATCTACCGCAAGCGCAAAATGTAAACGCTGTTAGCGGAGGTGGCGCAGATTCAGCAGCTACATTATCGAATACTGGCGGTGCAACGCTTCAAAAAGCAAGTTTTGCTGGTAGCTCTGCTAATACTGTAGGAGATGCAGCAGTTCAATTATCTAACCAAGGAGCGTCTGAGGGTTTTGTCGCAAGTATGAAGGCAGGCTTGAGTGATGCTGGCGGTAAAATAATGGATAGGCTTACTAATCCAGAAACGTTGGCTAATGCTGCGCTTCAAGTCGGTGGTGCTGTAGCTGCAGAAGCTATCGTTGGCACACCGGGTATGACTGCAGAAGAACAAGCGGCTATCGAGCAATACAAAGCAGAACTAGAAACTCTGAAACAAAGAGATGAAGCAGCGTTTAATCAAAAACTAGATGCAGCTAAACAGTATATGGTTCAAGCTGGATACTACGATCCAAACTATTTTGGCCTACAATCAGCTAACAAAGCTGCTATCGCAGAAGGACGTAAACTACGAGAATTTGAACGTAAAGCAGGTCTAAGACAAGGCGGTGTGTCTGCAGGTGAGCGTAGACGAGCAGCGCTATCAGGTGGTGCAAACGTACAATCTGCGTTTGATAGAGGCTTCTTACAAGGTGTCAATCTTCAAAACCAAACTATGAGTACGGGTGTTGGGCTTATTCCTAATGCTCCTACATCTGGAGCGACTGGTGCTTACAACTTAGCTACACTAGCACAGAACCAAGGTAATGCTGAACGAGATGCAGCTGCTGCTAAGAAAAGCAACATCCAAAAATTCTTTGGTTCATTTGCTACACAGACAGGTCTAACTGATGCTGAAAAGAAAAAACGAGCACAGCTAAGCGGTGGTCTTGATATAACTACTGCACCAAAAAAAGATCAAAATAATATACCTGATCCGTTCGTGGTTGATCCTGATAAGCTTAAGAAAAAAGAAGATAACCAATTCGGTACTATAGCGGTATAGGAGTCTAGAATGGTATTAGGACTCATTGGGAATATAGCAGGAAACCTAGATCAAGAAGCATTCGTGCAAGGTGCAGAAAACGAAAGTAGACTGCAAAACCTACAACGGATGAATCAAAACCGTATCAATCGGGATTTCTTTCGTGATCAACAAGGTGGGCCTCCGGCTATACCTACACCTACTGCTTTGAGTCAAGGTTCAGCAGGTCTGAGCCTAGATGGTTTTGGCGGTAACTATATTACTGTACCTCCACCTGTTGAAGAAAAGAAACCTGAAGTAGTAGTACCAGAGTCTCAAACTATTGTACCTCCGGGCCAAAATGAATCTATTGTTGGTGACGATCAGATTGTTATTGATGAAGGTGAGACAGCAAGTAATGCTCTGTCTGTCCCTGACTTTGATCCTAGTAAAGAACTAGACTTTGGTAATATTGGTCAGTCAGGTGTTACTGACATAACTCAAGTCGATCCTGAGTCTTCAGCATTTGCACAAGACATTCAAAAACTATTTGCCAACAGTGAGTTTCAAGCATTATTCAATAGAATAGGTGATCGTGCTGCTACGGGTTATGGTGATAGGCTTGCAGGTTCTCCTGCTGGTCGTATCTATGGCTACTTTTTTGATAATCCTGCTGAAGCAAAAGAAAGAAGTAAGTCTGCAGAGGCATCTAAATGGTTTCGTACAGAAGAAGCTAAGAACTATTTTCTTCAAAACCCTAACCAGTTAACTGCAGCAGCAATTGATCCGACAGGTTGGTATCTAAAATTTAAAGAAGATGCTCCTAAACGTAAAGAACTACAGATCAACAGAGAATCTTCAGGTAAAGCTGATAAACGAGTTTCTGATCTAACTACTGATGATGTACTAACCAAAGCGTTTAGCAACAAAAAAGTACAGGAAGTTAGAAACGTAGCTGCAGCAATAGGACTTAATCCTGACTTTGCTATGGCAATCATGGGTATGGAAAGTTCTTTTGGAACTGCTAAGAACCTGACTTCTACTAAAGGTGCTAAAGGTATTATGCAGGTTATGCCTGAGACCTTCGATCAAATGAAGGCATGGTATACAAACCAAGACAATATTAAGAAATACAATATTCCTCAAGAAGTAGTCAACTTAGCTTCAGCTATGCAGAAAGGTAACATGCAAAGCCCAGCAGCTGGTCTACTATATCTAAAATACGGACAGTATATTGGTGTACCTATGAACTTGCTTGCTGCAGGTTATCAAGGTGGTATGGAATCTGTTCTACAGCGAGGAACACCAACTACAGCGAATGATGGTTCACTTACCAATACTGACTATAACAGAGCTGTTATTGGTATCTACAATTCTATCTTGCAAAAAACAGGTGGTACAACGATTACCACAACAAACAACAAGCCGTTTCAAAACAACCAAACCACTAGCGGCCCAGTTGGTAGTAATGTAACTACCACTCAAAACAATAATATAACAGCTGGTCTTATTACTGATGTACAGACAGATACGTCAGGTCAGTCAACAAACACTGGAAACCAAGGTACAGCAAGCGGAGATGTCAGCAGTCTTAAAAATGTAGAGCAGGGCGCTGGTGTCGATAATGGTACACAAACAAAACCAGAAGAAAATATACCTGAGACTAAAGCAGAACCTAAACCTCCTGCATTTTATCAAAAAGACCCGTCTCAAACAGGTTTTGAGCTTCGTAACTTTCTTGAAGAACGAGAGCTAATTATTAACCAAACTAACCAAACTGTTAGTATTCTTGCACAAAGGTCAGATTACTTTAGACGACTTGCAGAAGTATCTCGAATCGGTGGTACTGATGAAGAGTCTTACAACAGTTTACTTAATCAATCTACTGAGCTTATGGCAAAAGCTACTGATGCTCGTAACAAAGGTGCGCTTGAAGCTAAGAAAGCTGAAAACAAAATTATGTACCTACAGGGTATGCAAGCATTGTCAGACCTTACTAAAGGTAGTGTAAACAGAGCTGCTATGGTGTGGTCACAATATTCAGGGCTAGATATTCGTATCAACCCACGATCTGATGGTAAGTATGATGTCACGATTGGTGGTAAACCATATAAAACTATGGATCAAAAACAACTTAGTGACACGCTACAGCTAGCCTTTGACCAAGGATATAGAGGATCACAGGCTAAGTTAAGAGGCGAACTAGCTATGCTAGACTATAAGAGCACTCTTGCTATTGTTGAACAACAGTATAAAGACAATGCTGCTAATTATAGAGAAAGACTCAAAGCACAGTTTGATCTACTAAAAGAAAAATATAAAGCAGACAACACCGTTAAAATACAACAGACTGGCGATGGTGGAATTGTTATTACCAAAGGTAAAGATACATTTATATTGCAGGAGCAAAAATTTACCGACATTAATGGCAACGATTCATATAGATTTGTAGAACAAAGAGTTACGTCAGCAGATGGAACAGGCACTAATTCGTATAAGAGGTAAGAAAACATGGCTCCAAAAAAAGCAGGGCTAAAAGCATTTGACAGCTCATTTTATGACGCTACATCTGCGCCCGGAGCTGGTAATCCTTTCGAGCCTGTTGCTATGGGGTCAGGACTCCAAGGACTAAAGGCAGGACTTGCTGACCAACTCGTACAACAACAAGAATTAGATAAACAACTAGAGGGTGCTTTACTGGGTGGATTTGACAAACCACCTGAGACTGGGCCACTTGTGTTGTTTAACCCATCGACAAACGAAATGTTTGTTAATGGTGCATTGTATAATGCTGATGACAAACAATCTGCACTAGATGCAGAAGCTAGAGGATACTTAGACCGTCCTAGGGCTAAACAGCCTGATGGTGACTGGCAGTTTGTATCTCCTGAGTCTTACAAAACATTTATGAATAATATCGAAGACCCTAGCTTGGGTACTTTGTTTGCAAGAAACTTTGAAATTGGTGGAGACAACCTAAAACTTCTTGCTGGTAGAGGTGCTCAGTTTCTTGGGTTTGAAGAGTTTGGGCAAGAGCTAGTAGATAATGCAGTCAAAGAATTATACTACAACCAGCCATTTCAACGAGAGTTTAAAAGCGAAGACGGTGAGTATTTCAAAGGTGGTGCTATTGACTGGTTCGTTGCTAACTTTGCACAGCAAGGGCCAAACTTACTAGAATCTATTGGATTTGCTTTGCTTGGTGCAGGCGCAGGTGCAGTTGCAGGTGGTGGTGCTAATCCATTTACTGCTGCAGGTGGTGCTGTATATGCAATGCTAGGTAAAGAAAAAGTAAAACTAGCTGTAGCAGCGGCTGCTAAAAAATATATGAAAGGTCAGGCTCTTACTAAAGGTGAGAAAAAACTTCTTCGTGAAATGTCAGGTCTAACAGCTGCAGCTCAAGCTAAAAATCCTGCAGCTTTCTATGTAGGTAGGTCAGGAGTTGCTACTCCGGGCGCACAGTTTCTAGCAGACTCAACACTAAGAGGTGCACTCAAAGCTGGTCAAATAGGTAGAGGACAAGCTATTGCAGGTGGTGCAGCAGGTGCATCTATACTCAGTTCTTATGGTATGGGTGTAGCTGATATTTATGGTGAAGTAAGAGATACAGGCGTAGGTGACAGAGGTACAGCAGCAGGATTGGCTATACCATATGCAGCTATGGAAGTAATACCAGAATTTTTCTTAGCAGGTCGCCTGTTTGGTCTTGGGCCAAACTTTCTTAAATCAGGTAATGTTGCCAAGCGAGTTGGTAAAGGTCTAGGTGTCGGTGGTACACTTGAAGGTCTTACAGAACTTGGCCAAGAGTCTTTATTGCTTTATGGAACAGATCAAGGGTTTAGTGATGCAGAAACTACTAGACGGCTAATTAACTCTTTTGCAGCGGGCTTTGCTATTGGTGGCCCACTAGGTGGTATTGCCAGCCTTAAAAAAGGTAATCTAGGTGAACCAACAAACATATTAGACAAAGATGATCCACAAGCGGATCAAAAGTTACTACCTGCTCCTCCCCTTGAAGGTGATATCTTAGGCCCTGAGACTCCTCCGCAGGGTCAGTTGCCGGGTGCAGGCGGTGCGGCTCTCCCTGCTCCTACACCAGCGGTCTCTCGGGTGTCTGGGCCTCCTAACTTTGTTGCAGGCGAACAAGGTATTAGGGCAGGAGAGCCGCTAGATACTATAGTTCAGGCTAATCAACCAGTTCTGCCCGGTCAGCAAGAAGGCCAACAAGGGATTATGTTCCCACCAGAAGGGCCAACTACTGCTCGTGAACTAAATAGATTATCAGAACCTCAACAGACAGCTGGTGAAGCATTGGCTGCTGTACAAGAACAAAATAGAACTCCTAAAGTTATTGCTGAGGAAGCTGCAGCACAACCACAACCTACACAAGCTGAGCTAGAACAAGCAGGACAATTAACTTTAGCATCCACAGACCCTACAGGTCTTGGTGTTCAAGAATCAGCTGCAGCTATCCCGGCAGCACAAGAGACAGCCATAGGACAACAACTTCTACAGGCTGCTAATAACAGAATCCAAGAGCAACAGAATCAACTTGCTGAGCAACAAAGGCTTAGAGCAGAAGAAGCTGAGCGAGCGCAAAGACAGCAAGAGTTTGATTTAGCCGAACAACAAAGACTAAATGAGCAGATAGCTCAGCTAGAAAATGCTAGAGTAGAACAGATACTAAAAGAAAACGAAAGGCTTACTCAAGAAGTTGAGGAGCGTAAAGCTCGTGAGCAAGCACAGATTGCTGTACCACAAAGAGTACCTGCACAACTAAGTTTGCCGGGAATGGCTGCACCTAAACGTAAGTTCAGTGCAAGACGAGAAGCACTACGAAGAGGTCAAGCGGCTGTTGCTGCAGAGCCTACTATTGCTGAGCTAGAAGCTGCAGGTCAGATGAGATTACCATTTCCTGAAGCTCCTGCTCCTGAGATAACACCACTCGTTAATCAGATGATAGCTAATAATATACCTATGGAAAACATCCAAGAGTTTGTGGATGACTTTCAAGTTGCTATAGATAATAACGATTTAGCAGAACAAGATAATATTATTGCAGAGATGGAAGGTATTATATCTAGTTTTGATAGACCTCGTAGGAGACTATCAGCAGGGCCAGTGGTAGAAGAAACAGGCCAACGTATAACAGGAGCAATGCTTACAGGACGAGCACCTATCGAAAGAGTGGGTAGAGGGCAAGAAGAAACTAGGGTCGATCCTGAAACAGGAGAAGAGTTTACTGTTATAACTTATCCACGATTACCAACACCACAAAGGAGGACAGATGCCGTTCAAGAGCGAAGCACAGAAGAAGTGGCTGTACGCCAACAAACCGAATCTGGCAGCGCAGTTCGAGGAAGAGACACCCAAGGGGGTCAAATTACCCAACAGAATAGGGGCCAAGAGCGCCTCAGAAAAGCGTCAGTACGCCAGACAACAGCGAATCAACAAGAAGAACAACGAGCGCTTCGGGAAGCTCGCCAAGAAGCTCGTCAAAAACAAGCTCAGGAATCAGACTCTCGTATAAGTCCAGTCTTTATTGATGTTACAGGTCAGACACCTATTGAAGCGTGGAATAATTTAGCACCTG